TAGCACTTGGTGATAGAGATGCCTTACGCTTCTATTGATGAACTGCCCTCGGCAGTCCGTAGCAAACTGTCTCCTCACCAACAGTCAGTCTTCCGTAACGTCTTTAACTCCATGATGGAGCAAGACGGTATGACTGAAAGCAGAGCCTTTGCTGGTGCTTGGTCTCAAGCTAAACAAGCTGTTGAGAAAGCCCAGTACCAAGGCAAAGAGGTCGAACTAGACAAACCCTTTCGTCTTCCTTCTGGCAATACGAAAAAGTTCGGTGTTTATGTAAAGTCGGGCGATAAGATTAAGAAAGTCACTTTCGGTGATCCTAACATGGAAATCCGTCGTGATGACCCTGAAGCCCGTGCCAATTTCCGCTCTCGTCACTCCTGTGACACTGCTACAGACAAGACTACACCCCGCTACTGGTCCTGCCGTATGTGGTCTGGTGAGTCTGTGTCTAGCCTGACTAAAGAAGTCCAGATTGAAGGTCAAATCCTCAAGCAGATGGACGAAGAGCGTCTCGCATTCGGTTGGGCCTATGTGTCCACAGTAAAGGGCGAGATTAGTCTTGATCATAGCGGCGAGTTCATTCGCCCTGATCAAATTGCTAAAGCTGCTACAAACTTCATGCTCTCTATGCGTACTGCCAAGGCTATGCACACAGGTAGCAAGATTGGTGAAGTTGTTCATTCCATGCCATTGACAGACGATATTGCCAAGGCACTGGGAGTTCAGTCTGACCGCGAAGGCTGGATTGTAGCCATTAAGGTCTATGACGACCAAGTGTGGCAGGATGTTAAAAGCGGTAAACTTGCAGCCTTCAGTATTGGGGGCCGCGCCTTGAAGGAGATGGTGTGATGCCCACCGAACTCGTAAACTTGGAACTTGAAGAGGTTTCCTTGGTCGATATGGGCGATGACCCGCTTGCCAAGGTTGCACTCTACAAGCGCAGCCCCGAAGGGAATGACATGGAAAACGAAACTGTAGAAGACCTTGAAAAGGGCTACAAAGAAGAGAAGAGCGTCGAAATCGAGATTGATGGCGAAGACTCTGACGAAGAGATGATGGACGAAGAAGACATGCAAGGCAAGAAGCCTGCCCGCAAGTCTTGGAAGACCGAAGCTCTTGAACTCGAAGAAGCTAACAAAGTCCTTCTGGAAGAGATTGAGACCTACAAAGCCAAGGTTGCTGATCTTGAGGCTGCTGTAGTTGAAAAGGCAAAGCCTGCCGAAGAAATGATCGAAGTCGAAGGCGAGATGATTGCAAAGTCCGCTATCCCGGCTCCGATCCTGAAGAAACTAGAAGAGATGCAAAAGGCCGCAGAGGTTGAAGCACTCCGTAAACGCGCAGAAGAGGTTCTTCCCAACTTCAAAGGGACGGCTGATGAGCGTGGTAAACTCTTGAAGTCGATTGGCAACGATGATGCACTTCTTGCCATCCTTCGCGCCGCTGATGCTGCTTTTGCTGGCATCTACAAAGAAGTCGGCAAAACTGACGCAGAGAACGATCTGAAATCTCCGAATGAAAAGCTGAATGACTTGGTCAAGGCTTATCAGGAAGAGGGGAAGGAAAAAGACTTCTACAAAGCGTATGCTGCTGTCATCAAGACTGCACAGGGTAAAGCCCTGTTGCTTGAAACCTACAAAAGTAATTAAGGAGTCCTCAAATGGCCTTTACTGAACGTATGGCTACCCGCACCTATGTGACGGGTTCTGCTGTTTCTCAATTCCGTTTTGTCACGTTTGATGCAAACGGTCGCGTCAACCACACTGCTACGCTTGGCGCACGGGCTGATGGCGTTTCGCTCGGCTCTTCGGCTGGTACTGGTGAAGTCATTGCTGTAGCCTATGATGGTCGCGTGTTGGTCACTGCCGCTGGTAACATCACCCGTGGTGCTGCTGTCACTTCCAACGCTTCTGGTCAGGCTGTGGCTGCTACAACGGGTAACGTGATCCTCGGCACCGCTACTGAAGCTGCTGTTTCGGGCCAAGTCATCACTATCGAACTCCGTCGTGACGGCAACGCTGCCTAATTTGGCCTAGAAAAAGGAATACTACTATGCCTATGCTGACCGCTTCTCAGGTTCATGTTGATGGACCGCTGACTAACCTTACGGTTGCCTTCCTGCAAGATGCAAGTGGCTTCATTGCTGATCGCGTTTTCCCGCGCGTGTCTGTTGCCAAGAAGTCCGACCGTTACTACATCTACAACCGTGCTGACTTCAACCGTGTGGGTCAGGTGCAGCCCCGCGCTCCCCGTACACAAGCTCCGCGCGTTGGTATGTCGCTCTCGACCGACACCTACCTGACGGAAGTCTTCTCGCTGGCTACCGATTTCGACTTCGAAACGCTGGCTAACGAAGATGCCGCTCTGAACCTCCGTGCTGCTGGCGCTCAGATGCTGACGCACCAACTCCTCATCGACCGTGAAGTCAAGTGGGCTTCGACCTACTTTGCTTCGAGCGTTTGGGGTACGGATTGGACGGGTGTTGCTGGCGCTCCTTCGACCAACCAAGTTCGTCAGTGGTCGGACTACACCAACTCGAC